CAGGCAGATCTAAAAGCGTTTTTATTAGAAAGATTCCCAGGTAGCAGTGAATTAATCAAAAAACAGATTGAAGAAATTGCGGATAATATAGGATACGAGTCAGATAATTTTGCATATGGTGGAGGTGTAAAACGAAGACGAAAAACAAAGAAAACTAATACTAAAAAACAACAAAAAATGAATACTAAAAAAAAACAAAAAATGAATACTAAAAAACAACAAAAAATGAATACTAAAAAACAACAAAAAATGAATACTAAAAAAAACAAAAAATGATTCGCAAAATAGCACACGAGACACTTATCGACAAGAAATTAGTAGAATAGTTATATCCGATATCCGAAATAGTAAAAATGTAAAAAAAATGTAACAATATTTGTTGTATTTTTTGTTGGTATATTTTTTACTTATCTGTTTCCAAATGTTTGATTTGAATCAGTAATGATATTGATCCATCTTTTATAATATCATTTTCACTATACACTACATATTCATTTTGTATTTGATGTAATCGTCCATATCCTTCAATATGCCATTTATACTTTGTTTTTAGTTGGTCCAGTTGAATATTATTATCTACTATATAATCTTCAATATCTATTTTTAGATTTGTTCTTGAATCATTACATCTTTTACAACATTTTGTATATCTATTTATTCCGTGCCACGTTGTTGAACCAGCAGTATATTTCAGTTTATTTTCATCTGTTAATTCTACATTATTTGGATACAAATAAACCTCTATATGTGTTGATTCTTTTGGAATGGGTATTCCATGAAGTTCAATACTAATACTTGATGGATTATAAGGTTGTATTAGTATTTTATTATATGAATAAGGATATTTACTAAAATCAAGCATATTTTTCACCTTAATATAACTTGCTTTATCGTTTAAATATCCAAATTCATAAGTGGTGTGATTCATTGAATATACATCATCAGGGGAGAATGGCGATATTACATCATTTAATGTTTCTTCTGGAATTTGTGGTGGCAATATATTATTTTCAAATCCGTTGGTGTTATTGAACATCCAATTATAGAAAAATCTATCAATATTACAATGATGCATCCAGAATAATGGGTCATAAGCTGATAATGGAACATCACTCATATTCCCTCCTGGTCCTCCTATATAATCATGAAGGTTATTATGTGGAATTTCTAATGGATTAAACTCAATTAATGTTTTTAATATATTATTAAATAACGTATTTGAACTAAAAGTAGGATATCTTTCCGCATACAAAACATTGTTAAGCTCTTTGTTTATTACATCCAATTTTTGTATTTCTGTTAAGTTTTTAGGTGTTAGAGATCCATTTCTTTGTACAGTTTTTTTTTCTCCTTTTGTATCAAAATAATACACATTCTGGGGTGCTAATGGATTTTCAATTGTTATTTCTTGATTATCAAATAAAATTGTTATATTTGTTTCGTTCATAAAAGAGTAATCAGTACCATTATTTTCTAAAAATAAGTAAGGTAAAGTTATATAATTATCACCGTTCGAAGTATTATATTTATTCAATAATAATTCAAACTGATAAATATAAACTGTATGAAAAACAGCAAACTTGGTTTGACTATGAGCACAATAAAATGGTTCATCTGGTGTGTTTCCAATTTTTTCAACAATTGCTGGGTCGGTTGGACATTTTACACCTTTATCATCTGGTTTAAATGTATTTCCATGAATACCACATATTCTAGACCAATCATCTGACAATTGAAGATTTCTTAATGCATGAATAAAACGACCAAACTCACTTGGGTAAGTTTCTTTCAACGAAATAATATTTCTACGTACATATTTTTTTTCGACTAATTCCATTTATACTATATATCAATATAAATATAATTATTTTTATATTGATTAACATGATATAATTATATTTATTGGTTCTGTTTTACACTATCGGAAAAGTTTTTATATATTATTTTTTTGCAATAGCTTTTGTTACAGGTGCCTTAGCCGAGGTCACATTCGCGATCGCAGGTGTCGTCGCCGTCGTAGGTGCGACTGGTGTTGTAGATACAACAGTTTTGGCAGGCGGTGGAGGAAGAGGTGTCTTAGTCGAGGTCACATTTGCACTCGCGGGTGTTGTCGTCGCCATCGTAGGTGTGATTGGTGTGGTAGATACATCAGTTTTGGCAGGCGGTGGAGGAAGAGGTGCCTTTACATTTGTACTTGCGGTATCTTGTGGTGTATCTCCAGGCGCGCAAGTTAAAACATCGTATAGTTCATATACAAATGAAAACAAATCCATAAAAGAACTACATGTTCTTTTTTGTTGTTCAACTCCAGCAACTCCACTTGTAAGCATGGATGATGGACTCACCTTGTTAGTATCGTATAGTGTTGTAAACATGAATAAAAATAAACAAACTACGAATGATATTACTCCACCCATTGTTCCAAAGAATTTATTCGCATCTACAATCAAGTATAGAGATATAAAATAGATGAAAATCCAAAACTTATTTTTGAATAGGTCGATAATGGTTTTAAAGATTCCGTATTTTTTGCTTCGGTCATTAGCATATTCTCCCTTGATAAATACACTATAAGGGATGATAGAAAACAATATACCAATAATCAACGAAAGAGCCATACATATAATTGGCAATATACCACTGAATAGAGCCAGTATTGAAATCCAGAATGGCAGAATAGCATCTAAAGTAAAGAAGAAGAATGGACTGCTATCCCACTTTTTCGATTTTGATGGATCCGATGACATCATCTTACTGACTTTTTTACCATATAATAAAGGCAAGTTGAAAAACCATTGTTGTATCAAGTTCCACATATTATATACTGGGACAACTACCAATATGAATAAATAAATGAAAGGTGAGAAGATGACTTTTGCCCAGTCAGGTAGAGTGATATTGACATAATTATACATCTTAGTAGTCAATATAAAATGATATTGAACGGCCATCGTCATAATGGTTCCTAAAAAATTAAAGACAGGATTGGAAATAGAGTTATTCGGGTTCGTCATTAATTTCAAATAATGAAAGAAACGATTTTTATTCATCATTGTCATGTTTTCGTCGAGTGGAAATACTATTTTAGTAGACTTACTTTTAGCCAAGTTGATTTCTCCTTCATCATTGGTAACCTCAATTGAATTAAAATCTACAATCGTTTCCTTTATTTTCGTTTTTATGCTAGTAAATGGTTGTTTATCTCTACATACTGGCAAAATGTTGGCTTGTGCAACCCTTGATGAATATATGACAACTCCCCCAATAATAAATAATACGATAGCCGTAACGACTTTTTTAAGAATAGCAACAACAAATCCTTTAATATCATATTTTTTTGATTCATTTACTCCTTTTTGTCCCGATTTTTTCATTTGTATAATTGTAGGTTTTGATTCACTTGTTCCTTTTCCCAATAGACTACTACTTTTACTACTTACTTTACCTAAGGGATTGTTTAGATTCATAGATAATAATTAAAAGTGAATAGTTTGTATTACTATAATTCAATATTATATTTTTTGATATCAATCCAAATTACATTTTTCGTGAAATATCATAACAAATCATAAAAATAGTCATCCAGTTCAAATTATTTTATACATGTATAGTAGTTGTATTCGTTCTACTATGAATTGTATATTTGATAAGAAGTCTATTCTGTTCATTTTAGTCATAATTGGAATATCGATGTATTTTTGGGTAACCAAACTAAATAATGATGTCGTAGAAGGACTAAAACCACTAACAAACCAAAATATCGACTTGCCCATCACAACAACATATGTTCCCTGTAAAAATGTATGTGGTCCGATTGGAACCTGTGAAAATACAGGTAACCAATGCGTTAAAGATACGGACTGTAAAGGTTGTATCAATAATAATGGAAACAAACCAGAGCCTTCACAAAAAAAATATCTGGGTTACAACAGTAGTGATGTAAAAAATAATTATCGAGGTGAAACTAGTGAAAATGATAATATTACTCCTTTACAGAACAATCTAGAAACGAGTTTGGTAAAAAATGCTTCACAAATAGAGAAAAATCAAAATAGTATTCCGCCTCATTATAACAAAGGTCACAGTACATGGACGTATCCTTATAATATTGGTATGGAACTATTTGCCAAAAGAGAAAATCCTAGGGTCAATAATTATGTAAAGTATACAAACAAATATACATTGACTGGAGATTTTGTAACCAACATGCCACCGTCGTATAATTCATAATTGGGTAATATGAAAAAAAATCTAATATAATATCATATGTGTCATATGATATCATATAGTAGTTATAGAAAAATCATGTGATGGGATAAATCATACTAACCATGTCATCATTCTGAGATGCTGTATTTTGTTAAATATTTTTCCATTCGGTTGATATCAAGTTGATTAATGTCATAATCTTCGTGTAATATGTTGATAATATTTTCATCGTGTTCTTGTAATATTTTGGTAAAAAATGAATAAATATCTTTTTTGTCCATATCCAACAGCTGGCACAAGTTTTGAATAAAAACTGAATTATTATATTCTGTGGAATATTTTGTTAATATTTTTGTAAAACGTATTTCGGATATTGGTTTTAATGTATGCTTATTGCGTGTATGTTGATGTATAATATGATTTGTTTTAAAGGTTTTAATCAAAGAACTCATTTCATTGAATTGCCAAATTTGTTTTTGAAATGTAATTCTATCAATATAATCAGCAAAACAAGTATTATTCAATATTTCTAAATACAAAGGAATGGCTTCGGTATTGGGTATCTTAGAAATGACATCTATTATATTTTCATGCCATAATAACGCCACGATAGTTCGATCGGCCTCATTCATGACCTCATTGTGTTGACCCATTTTTTTTTCTTTGTATATAATTTCTTTCGTAATTTTTTTAGAATCTTCATTATAATTTTTTGTGTGAAATATATTCAGAAATTCACTAGTATCATCTAGAATGATACTAGGATTGTCGCAATATAATGTGTATAATAAATGTAGTTTACGCAAGTCAGATTGAATAAAAGTAATTACTTGTTCGTGTTGTATATCATTTAATTTTGGCATAACTTGTTTTACTATTTTACTTATTTCTGAGTTGAGAGGAACGGATATTTCTAATGGTTTACATACATTCATGAGTTCTTTGATTTTTTTTTCGGTACAATAATCTCCAATACATATGACTGGACACGAAGTAGTATCTTCCTTTCGTTGTTTTTTTGTTTTCTTTGGTCGTATTAGTTTTATGAGAGAATTGATTCCACCTTTGTCTCCCGTATTCATACCGTCAATTTCATCCATAACAATGACAATTCGTTTTTTTTCTTTTTTGAACAAACTAAGAACATTGTGAGTGGACATATTTCGTTTTGTAAGGTTTTCAATTACATTTTTATTTCTTATGTCTCCAGCATCATAGTAAATTACATCGTAGTTTAGTTTTTTCAAAGACGATATTACAAAATGTGTTTTTCCTACTCCAGATTTCCCATAAACATAAATACCCTTTTCATGGGATAAATCGTTTCTATTCTCGTAGCAAGAATCTAAATAATTCTGGAGTGTATGAAATGATTCTTCTCTTTCATATATGTTTTTAATATCAATATCATCTGGTATGATATCTACACCATTTGTGTGTATTTTTTCCATTTTATAATATTTTTTACTTTATGATAATCCGGTTTTATATTTAAACCAGATTGACATATAATATTTAAGTTTTTGTTCGCTCGTTTTTTTACGCACATATATTCTATTACATACACACCTAATAATGCGAATGCTAATGTTAATATACATAATTTGTTTCATGTAGTGATTTACCAGTATTTTCTTCATCAACATATTCTCCAATAGCCGCAAGTCCATTGGCATTTGCGCGATGTAGTAACATATTTTGAGCCGCATCTACGTTTGCTTCATCGCCTTTCCATATTTCCATGACACTTGATTGAAGTGCTCTTCCATAAGAAAATGTTATATACCATGGACGAAGACCCTCTACTTTGTTAATCTCGTTCAGAGCAATACTCGCTTCGATTTCTGACATTCCGCCAGACAAAAATACGACACCTGGCATACTGACCGGAACTGCTTGCTGTAATGCGTTCACAGTAAGTTCTCCTAATCGAACACAGTCAAGCGCTTCCCCTGACGACACACCTGGACGTATCATATTGGGCTTCAATAATGTACATTCAATATCCACGTGATGTCTGACTAACTCGCGATAGACCTGACTCAATACATTGACCGCAACTTCGTGGGATTGTTCCATAGTATGGGTTCCATCCATCAGTATTTCAGGTTCTACAATGGGAACTAATCCATTATTTTGACTAATGGAGGCATAACGCGCTAGAGTCACTGCATTTTCATGAATAGACAGTTCGGAAGGGAGATTTTTATCCATGTCCACTTTTAAAACAGCGCGCCATTTCGCAAATCGGGCTCCCGCATCGTAATATTGTTTACAGCGAACATCCAAATCATCCATGCCTTGAGTAACCGTTTCGTCGTGTGTTCCATATAATGACTTTACACCCTTATCTACCTTAATACCAACGACGATATCGGCGTCCAACAAAGGTTGAATCAACCGTTGACCATCAGGACCTACATCAAGTAAGGTCTCTTCAAAAGTAATCACGCCGCTAATGTGTTTATTCAGAGATGGTGTTGTGAATAACATGTTACGATAAGCATATCGATTTTCATGGGTATTTGTTAATTGAATACTATTGAAACGTTTTCCAATGGTTCCAGAGCTTTCGTCTGCAGCGAGAATCCCCTTTCCGGAGGTGCAAATCTTCGCAATCGTTTGTAATTGCTCAGTCTTATTCATCTGAATACTATTAAATAATACTATTTATATTAGTTAGTTATTGTTTGTATTACCAATATAATATATTTAGTAAAATTATATTGTGTAAAGAGGAATGTGTGAACTACAAAAACCTACTGAAATGAGTGACGCCACGAAATACTCTTTTTCTAAAATAATGGAACGTGGTGATGTATTGACTTACTATACGTGTCCAGCTAAATCATCGAATAGTAAGGACCACAAAGCAATCCTTGGATATTATGATAAAGTATTGACACAAGAAAAGAAGGACAAAAAATGGCGGTGGGTATTTGATTGTGATGGTTTTGATGAGAGACATGCCTGTCAAACTAGTCTAGCTTATGGTATCATTAAATTAATCAATGAGAAACATGGTGAATCTTTAGTAGAAATCAAAATTATGAACTATACCTGGCATGTTCAAGCGATGATAAATGTATTGTGGCCATTTTTAGGAAAAAAAATGCGTTCTATTATTGTTATTGATAAGGAAACCAAAAATAAAAATAAGTAATACATCTTTTGAGAAATATATTCGATTAGAGTTCTTCCGAGTTGTTTTGAGTATCTATATGTAATACCCGATGAACATTTTCAAAAAATATCTGCTCGGAATGTTCCTTCCATATATCATACTGATTGCCTAATTGTATCTTCATTACAGTATCAAACATTCTAGATGGTTTATTTTCAACACTTCCTCTATTCCAAGATATGTAAAAACCTCTACCTAAAAATCCCGAATTGTCAGGATGATTGATCTCTTTAGGAAAGTCATTATTCTCATTGAGTTTCCAATATCGTTCTTCCAGCTGTTTTGATGTAAGTGATAGATAACGTTGGTCGCATTCAATACGTATTTGTTCTGTTCTTGACATTTTATGAATTAGAGAACGAATAGTCACAAATATATGTTATTATTACATTACTCCAGGTAATAACATATATTCAATTTTTTATTTTTTTTATTATATAATATACTATAGATTTCCAAAACGTCTTGTCATTATGTAGCATAAACAAGACCAGCATTGCCACCAATAAACTTCACCATGTTATACCGTTCTTCAAACATATATAAATTAAAGTTGTAATCGTATATCCTCCATGTCGGTTTATTAATGCCTACAGGGTTACCACTTGCTGGGTCACATATAACAATAGACTGGGCTAAAGGGTCCAAAGAAGGAATGACTGTATTAAACTCCAGTTCAACATTGCGAAAAACACTCATATTAATTGCTCCAGAAGGTTGTAAATCAAACGGTGAAGAGTTTATTCCGAAATTATAACAATATAATCCATCAGGGGCATTTCCAGCAGTTCGGGTATATTTCTCAATATAATCATATACTCCTACTGGTTGGGTATTTTCTCTATAAGAACCATCTAAGATGATGGCCATATCGAGTAGAATATTTTTCACGTTTTCTATATTGTATATACCGGTAGTAAACCATCCAGTCATGGTTCCATTGGCATTTACGCCAGGACCAATATATAGTGGAACGGTGCTTCCATCCGGGTTGGTTCTAACAATTGGATAGGCTTCTGGATTCGATATTGTAGATGAATAAGTCGATGCGGGTTCAATATCGTACGGTAAATAATCGTAGGGCCAGTTCGTATAATTACTCCATTCGTTACGTAAGTTGGCATCACTTCGCTGAAAATAAAAAAGAAAACTAGAAATCATTCCTAAACTCTCGAGGTCTATTTTATTTGCTCCAGTTACATTGTAATAAATCTTTTCTCGTACTTGTTTAAATAAATAATTCTGCTCCTGTAAAGCAAACAACCGAGATTCTTGATTGGACAAAAAACAATAGGTACAATTCAAATGAATGTCTGCGTTCCATTGAGTACGAGTATCTGTATAGGACGTACTCGTAAGTTCTGTGTCTGGCGGAGACTGAAGGAAACGATGAAACTGCATATAATATTGATTGAAATTAGGCGCAATATAAGGATAGTTGTTTTCTCTGTCATATACATCACGAATCTTAAATAATTCCTGAATAGGGCGCATGGTCACATTGATATGAAGTTCATTATACTGAAGCGCGATGAGTGGAAACGCCATTTGACTTTTCAAGTTGAACCATGCGTTCAATGGAACATATAGTGTTCTTCCGCGAATAGAAGGTTCGGAACCAGTGGGATTTGTGCTATATAATGCATTCGGATAAGTATTTACACGAGCGCCAGAGTTACCAGGACTATTCAGCTCTGGAACATTACCTATCATTTTGTCGAATAATTTCTTCTTTGTGTCAGAATAGTCGCGTTGAACCATGGCTAACAAATACGCACCTGAAAACTCCTGGATTGTTTGATTGCCACACGTAATAGTAATATTAGATATCATCTGCGCACCCAAGTTATCAATCCATCGATATTCATAAGGTATCCAGCCACCAGTATTATTGGCGGTTGATTCCGGGTCTGTTAAAGGAGGAACAATAGGAGACCATATATTAGGTAAGTCAATTGACAAATAACAATCCATCAATAAATCCGCATATCGAGGTATTTTGAATGTGAACTTGGATTCTTCGGATAAACGCAACGTTTTAGAACCATCAAAATCAACTCGGAACTTTTGTAGAGCGAAGTTAGTGTATTTTGCGAATGTTGTTTTAAAAAATGTTTTACTAGGATTTCCATTTAATAATATATTTTGTTGGCCTTCACTTACTAATTGTAATAGTCCACCTGCCATATGTTTAGTTAATATATATAGACATTTATATTTAATTCAATAATAAATATATTATATTATTATAGTAATTAATCTAGTAAATAATATGATAAACAACCAAAATCGCAAAATACTACTTATTATATTCGGTTTATTCCTAGTTATCATTAGCATTCAATATATTTATTATCGTTATAATCGACGTATGTCAGAAGGAATGACAAATAAAGGTTCCGACTCGGATACCCCAGGATGCGATACTATGGAAGCACTCTATCCAAATGGGAGAAAATCGTGTATCAATTCAGTGAATGTAGAAAATGAAAACTTCCAGTATCCATTGTTAAATTATTATATACAAACAGCATATAACGCGTGTAATACTGGTCCTTACCAAGACGGTTATGTATCGTTGTGTGCCCTTAAAGAAATACTGCGTCAAGGTGTAAGAGGTTTAGACTTTGCCATTTATTCGATAGATGATCTTCCTGTGGTATCTTCTTCCACCACCGATAATTATCATATTAAGGGTACATACAATACTGTTCCCTTTTTAGATGTCATGAAAACACTTGTATATTACGCTTTTGCGGGTGAAATGGTTCCAAATCCGAATGACCCTATTATTATTCATTTACGTTTCAAAAGTACGAATCAAACTATGTATGGTAATTTAGTAAACATATTCAAACAATTCAATGACTATTTGTTAGGACCTAAATACAGCTATGAAATGAATGGAAATAACCTTGGAAACTCACTATTGAAAGAGTTTATGAAGAAAATTGTGATTATTGCCGACAAGAGTAATGACACATTTGCGGATACAGAAGTCGACGAATACGTAAACATGACGAGCAATTCAGTATTCATGCGAGAATTAACAGATTATGATGTGAAAAATACACCTGATTTACAAGAACTACAGACCTATAACAAACGTGCGATGAGTTTTGTTACACCCGATAAAGGTATTGCGGACCCATCAAATCCTAGTGGAATTATTGGCAGAGAATCTGGATGCCAAATGATTGCGATGAAATATCAGACAAAGGATGTTCATTTAGAAGATACTATCGATTTCTTCTGTACAAATGGTAGCTCTTTTGTTTTGAAGCCAGAACACTTACGAGATATTCCGACAGTTATACCTGATCCTACCCCCCAAAATCCGACACTGTCTTTTGCAACACGCACAAACAGTACAGTGATTCCTGGATTGGCCATTCAAACCTAAATTATAATAATAATGTTCACGAGATTTATTTTGTCTATTATTATTATATACGTATCAAATATTATGACTAATAAACTATGTGATAGAGGTATGACATTTCAAGATTGTGAACTTGCGATATTAAGAACTGCGGTGGACCAAGCAGAAGAAAAACAAGGAAAAACGATTGTCAACTCACCTGATGTGAAAAAAATGATATCTATTGTGGAAAACTTTATACGACGAAAAAAATTAATATGTTACGGAGGGACTGCTATTAACGCTATTTTACCTAAACAAGACCAGTTTTATAACAAGGACACTGAAATTGCGGATTATGATTTTTTTAGCACAAATGCGTTAGCAGATGCGAAAGAATTAGCCGATATTTATTTTAAAGAAGGATTTGAAGAAGTCGAAGCGAAATCGGGACAACATCATGGTACATACAAAGTATTTGTTAATTTTATTGGTATGGCTGATATCACACAATTACATAAGGATATTTTCAAGACATTGAAAGAAACCGCAATCAGTGTTGCTGGTATATTATACTGTTCTCCCAATTATTTACGTATGTCAATGTATCTGGAGTTGTCTAGGCCATCTGGGGATGTTAGTAGATGGGAAAAGGTTCTGAAACGTCTAACATTGTTGAATAAACATCATCCTTTAAAAGGCGATAAATGTAATACAGGTGACTTCCAGAGAGAAATGGAAACTATTACAGATGATACAGATAAACGGAAAATATATGATACACTTCGTGATACATTTATTGACCAGGGGGTTGTTTTTTTCGGCGGGTATGCGATGTCCATGTATCGTCATTACATGCCTAAATATTTACGTGAAAAAATAGTTCAAACCCCGGATTTTGATGTGTTATCCGAGGAGCCACATAAGACAGCCACAATTGTAAAGGAACGATTGAAAGATAATGGCATTAAAGATGTAAAAATTGTAAAACATAATTCAATTGGTGAGATTGTGGCTCCTCATTACCAAATAATAATAGGGAATAGTGACACTGTTGCGTTCATCTATCAACCGATTGCTTGTCATAGTTATAATATAGTTAATATTCATAATGAAAAACTAAAGATTGCTACTATAGATACCATGTTAAGCTTTTACCTGGCCTTTTTGTATTCTGGAAGAAGTTATTATGACGACGAGAGAATAATTTGTATGGCCGAATATTTGTATAAAGTTCAAGAAAAAAATAAATTACAACAGAAAGGGGTGTTGAAACGGTTTAGTTTGAATTGTTATGGTCATCAAGAAACTATTGAGGAAATGCGCGCAGAAAAAACCCGCAAGTTTGAAGAATTAAAAAAAGATAGACGTAGTGCCGAGTTTGAAGAATGGTTTTTACGGTTTCGTCCGGCGGAACAATCAAAACGAGAAGAAGAAAACAAACAATTTAGAATAAAAGAGAAAGAAAAAAAAGAGAGAGGAAAAAAGAGAGAAAAGTCACACAAAGGAGTCAAAGGTGTCAAAGGAAAAACACTTAAACAAAAAACAAAGAAAATAAAAAAAAAACTCCCCAAAGGCAATAAAAAAAACAAATCAACACGTAAAGAAAAAAACCGTTTTGCTCACTTGTTATGATTCTTGATAACGGCATTGTTCACGAAAGACAAATATAATTAATAAACTGAAGTTTTCCGAAGTTTATAAACTTTTTATAGAGTAAATAAATACCAGGATATTTGTTTTTATTTATTATCATTTTCTCAAACGAAGAAACAAGATAGATATAATATATTACAAACCATTCTATTACACATTTTATAAATAGAGTGTCATATACATTATAATCTGACCATTTCGACAAATAACGACACATGGACGTGGAACTTCCTTTCATAAAAAACAATTGTGTATCTAAAGCGCCTTTTAATATTCGATGAAAGTTATTTTTTTCATTTTTCACAGAAATACTGTCTGTTATTTTACCCCATCCAAATAAATCAATATACAATCTTTGTTTATTATTTCGAATGGGTAATTTATAAGGAGTAATCCCATCAATATATTTATTCTTATATATCATTTTCCCATTAATGATATATGGTAAAAAACTCGAACGTTTCATTGTTTCGTGTAGATCATCCGCATTTGTATACGTAGATTTTATAATTTTACGACGTGTTTTCACGTTATAATAAGAACAATATAATTTTTTGGACAATCCTTGTAACAACTCTTGGGTTAATAAAGGACGCATTCTCTCAAAATAAATGTCAATAATATTTAAGTTGTGATTTGTTTTTACATGACATAGACTTTGATGATACATATCTACACCATATTCTAATTTATCCGTAAAGTACAGTAAACCACATAATGTACTTACGCTACACGCAGAGATTGTATCTACCTTTATATATTTTCTGTCCTCCATTTCTTTGAGAAACATTAACGCTCCTATTAAATAACTTCCATTAAAAGCTCCACCATCTAATATTAAATCAATGTGTACTGGTTGTTTTTGGTTGAGTATCTTGTCAGGCAACACTTCTATTAATTTATTAATATAAGTTTCCATCAACGAGGTTATAAATAATTCTATTTGTTATTGATAAATAAGATTATTTTTTACACGAACAAACATACAGATTACGGTCTAAAACTTACCGAAATGGTTGCTTACTTTGAATAGCATATAGTATAACATTCCAAACAACACGCTGGTAAATAAATATCCGTTCAACTTCATATTTCCATCCATGGAAAACAAAATCGGGAAGAACTTGAGTAGCGTTTTCCTAACAACAGGCATCTGAAACAAAAAATAAAGGACGGCTATTAATATAGGTACTTGGATTTCATCGTATAACTTGTCCAGGTTATTATACGAGTTTTCTTGATTTTCATACTGGTGAAGAATATCAATGTTATTTTCTTGCTCGGTAATATAATCATTAGTTGAAGCAGGTGCGATATAATCATTTTGAGCTTGAGGATCTTGACTAATATCATTCGTATTCTGTGGTATATCTCGGGAAGCCAGTTGTGTAGCACCACCCTGTCCCGCATGTTGTAACCCTGAAACTATTTGTTGAATAGTAGCTTCATCGAGCGACATTTGTTTATCGTCTATTGCACCTACATTACTACCAGGTGCTGGTGCTGTTGTTGAATTAGGAATACTATGTTCATTTGTAGAAATGGTAATATTACCTCCTAAATCACCTCCTCCACTAGGATTTGTAGGTAAAGAAGTTATACTAGTTGTATCCGACATATAAATAGTATAAAGAATGATGATTTTTAATATTTACGCAGAAATATAAAATTTAAATTATTCAAATGTTACATAGGGTTTTTTAGAACGACACGTTGTTGTCATTGTGTTAAAATTATAACATTTAGAATTATGAATAAATGTTTCCTCTTTGATTTTTTCTAAACTCGGAGCATAAAACTCGATACAATTTTTCCCATTACAGACTGTTTTGAAAAAAGTGGCCAGTCCAAATCCAAGCAATGCCGACATAATATATTTACCGTTCGCAGTATGTAATAATTTATCTACTGCTGCCATTTATTTGTATTCGAACTTATATAGTATCTAAAGATTATACTATTCTTGAATAGGGATTTCTTTTATTTTATCCTTTTCGTCAGGACATTTCAGTTCATTAGCAGTATATTCATAACAAATATCGGCTTTGTCTTTGTAGTGAACTTTACCGACATTATCGGGAGTAGGATAGACTACTATTTTTTTCACTTCGGGTCCCCATAAATAGACTACTAACAATCCGATTACAAAACTCATAAAAAAAACTGGGAAAGACAGGTATTTGAAAAACATATATTGGACGCTATACTATACTATACTATACATATAATATTACATATATCTATCCAAAATCTTGGTATCACTTGTATTGGTATATCTATACACTTTCACTAGAATCTGTACTATAAGGTTCTTTAGGCGGAGGCGGCTTGACCATCATGTCGGAGGAACTACTGTCGTTTTGAACACGATTACCGATTGATGGTAATTCTTCTGGGGGTATGATACCTAGGTCAGATACATCAGATGACGATTTTTTACTACTAGTATCATCCACTAATTGAACTTTATATTTATCTTTGTCGTCGTTATCGTCGTCACCAGTATTATTATCTTCTATTTTGGTTTCGTCTCTTATAAATGTGATAGGTGTGTTCATGGGTTGTTCTTGTTGTTCAAGTTGTTTAATTTCTTCGTCGTCAGAGTCAATATAATCATTATTTATATTTGCTGTTTTATTTTCTTCACGGGTCATCATATTACTATTGTTTTTCACTATATCTAGTACGTTCTTATTACGCTGTAGTTCTTCTTCTTGTTTTCTGTCTTCGTCGGCTTCTTCTCCTCCATCTTCCTCTTCGTTTTCAATCAGAACTAGTTTTCGACGCTTTCGGGTTTTTTTACTAGATTGATTTAATTGGGTTAGATCATTTAGATTACCCCTTTTTAAGGTTTGATTGCGAGCCTGTTTTTTCATTCCAACAACAAACGATTCGATTGAATCAGAGTTTTCACTTACGCCTAAATTATATTCGAACTCTTCTATTTCATTTGACACAGTTATCATTCTATACACTTTGGTTACCTGATCATACTCTACATCTACATATGAATATAACAGTTTACGAATATCGCTAGATAAAGGAACTAGACTATCCGTATACAGAACAAGTGCGTCATTGACTAACTGAGAATTTGTAGATTCCTCATATTTTCTAATGATATCTTTGAAAGACAAAACATTATTATAGAATAATTTCTGGTTCTCTTCTAATTCTTTCTTTTTCTCTTCATTGTCTACCGTATCCATATATTCCTCCACGAACAATCTATATTCCGCAGTCAACTGTGTAATTCTATTGTTGAGCTTTTCAAACAACTCGATTGCTACATTGTCATTAATATATCCAAATATCAGGTCGTTCTTCTCCATAATCACCTGTCGTTTATAAATGTCCATTTCTTTTTTTATTTTATTTATATTATCGGGGATCAGAACAACCCTTCCCATATTTAATCTTATTTTTAAGGGACATGGATCGGTGCGGTCTCCACATACTGCTACTAATATTCTGCTTCCGTTAGTGACAGTTGTCATGAAGTTGGTTCCTACAGGACGTTTACAATTCAAACATTTGATTTTCTTTTTTTGGAACATCCCTCTTTTTTCTTTTACAGATTTGTCTGGTGCTTCTAAAATACTCCGTTTTATTTTAGAAATATTGTTTTCATATTGAGATTTCATTTTATAATATATGTTTACTGCTTCTTGAAAGTCTAATGTCTTACTTTTATCCATATATATTTTGTATATTTTAATTTTTACAAATCAATACGGGTAATCTAAACAATGGGATTCGGACTACAAGTTTTCCCATGAAGGTAATCCAGTGATTAACGCTTCTTGTGAGATTTTTTTAGCAGATTGGTAGTTTTTAATTGTAGATAATATATATTGTTGTTTTTCTCGCTCTTTAATTGCTTTTTCACTAGGGGTTAGCCTGCCCTTGTATTTATATAATAACATTAATCCTAAACATAGAAAAAATAAAATACAAACCCCAATATTGAACAGGTTATTATAGTATATGGTTTTGTATTCTTTACATTTAGAGAGGGTTTCGCTTAAAAAATATTTTACTCCAGGTTCAGTTAAAAGTGGCCTCATTAGATTCTTAATTGATGGTGCTTCTTATATTTTATAAATAAGTTTATAATAAAATAGAACAAATAATAAAAAATCTAACTACTAATTATATGAATAGCACAATTATTTCCATATCTGCCTTTTTCATGGCAACTATCTTCTTTTATGTTGTTATGAATCCTAAACTAACGCTTGGTATTTTAGCAGATGCGAACACCATGAGAACACATGTTTTGCGTCGATATAAAATGCTCAGTATATACTTTTTTATAGTAGTGGTTTCGCAAATTGCGATTAATATTTTCATGTTAATTAAGACTTGCGGAGGCAGTGTAGTAAATAATATTGGTTCTGCTTTACTAATTACGATCATACCTTGGGTGATTATTTTTGGCGCAGTTATTGCGGTGGTAAACTTTTTTCCAGGATTTAAATCTGCGTTTTCCAATGTAATTGGATATTATGTAGTAGCTGGATCAGCCAAAAAGGTTTTGTCTGAGTTACTTGTGAATGTGGAACTAGATACTCAAATAGATGAAGCGACAAGCGGAGATACTACGAAAAAGGATGCGTTAAAAGCCACTGCGGATACAATGCTTAAAATGTTTGGAGATTTATCTGTGATGATTAATCAAATTGTTCCATCAAACTTCAATGAATACTGGAAAATGATTACTCCTATGATGAAACAGAAATATCAGGATGATAATGCGTCACAAGGTTTGAAAGAACAATTGTTGAATATTGTTGGATTGCGTGACAATATAGGAGAAGGGATGTGGTTTGTTTACACTGCGCTATTATTAATTGCTATTACCCAATACCAAATAATATCGCGAGGTTGTAAAAATAATTTAACAGGAATGAAAGAAAAACAACAGGATTTCCAGAAGGCTCAATCAGCCTCGACTGAACAAGCCAAAAAAGCTAGCGCTAAAACATATACAATATAATCATTGTATATGATTCTGAAAAGAATGCTTGCTTTTTATCTAATGTGAATACATTACAACAAACAAGTAACATAATATTCCTAAAACAAGAGACATTAACCACATGGGAAAAATGGTCTTATTGCGATATCCCACACCGAATTGGCGAATACTGCCATCATCATTGTATAAACACGCAGGTTGTGCTATCTGAATTGCACTATAAATAGCTAAAAACATGATGATGGCTACATAGGTTTGATTTTTTATAATATAAGATCGTTTCATATATTATATTTACATACAATAATTATATTCTTTTCTCAATAAATATATCATCCAAAAACAATCACTATATGTTATCACCATTTCAAATGGAAACACCCTAAATCATAATAGTCTACTCGTCGTATTACATATAATCATTGTAATCTTCCACTTCATCTCCATCATAATTGCCTCCAGCATCTTCTCCAAGATATGTTGATAAATCATTCACTTCTTGTTCTATTTCAGCTATATCGTCTTCTCTCTCTAAATAATCGTCTAAATATTGATTGATGTTTGTATCTGTTGTTTCCTTATTTTTCCTCATCTTGTTTTCGGCCTCAACAAGTTTATTCATTTGATCTATTTCCGCCTCATCTATATCTTTCACATACGAAGTAAGACCCTTTTGTAATCCTTTGTTCCAGACCCCCAGTTTATTTTTTTTCAATAGAGTATCTATGTCTCTCTCTTCGTCTGTAAGCGCCTTTAACCTATCTGTAAATGTAGTTTTTTCAGATTCTTTGGATTTATATACCATGTCCATTATATCATTATAATCAGGGTCTACAATATTTTTGTGTTCTCTCATGATATTCAAATAAGACACCAATAACGATGCCACTTCTACCTTTAGTTCTTTGATATTTCCCATTTGTATATCTCGGTCTATTCCCGTAAATAAATGAGTTTCATTGTCTTGTATGTTATCTACTGTTGTCAGATCATTATCACCCTCTTCTATATTGTTTATAGTTATTTCCAAGTCTACATTCACATTTTCTTCCTCAGTTGTATTATACAACATGGTCCTGTTTTCAGCCATATCCTTATATGCATTCAAAATGATTAGTAGGTAATTCTCCATCAATAGTTTGGTTACAACACTATCGAAAATAGAGTGTCGTTTATTTTCTCCGTATTCGATGTTTGACAAATAAGGAGTGAGAGAAGCCATCTGTAATATTACATCGTATTTGTCATGAATCTGGTTCAAAACATTGAAAAGAATGTTTTTACTATAATGTTTGCGCAATGTTTCATAATATTTACTCACCTTTTCTTTTATTTCTAACTGGTCAAAGTCCGATAGTCCCAAATATTTGGGCACGTTCATATTATTGTAGTTCACATTATTCAAAATAATATATGGAAACACCTTGCCAATGTCCAATAAAGAGGTCTTTAAGAACTGTACAAGATTGAACATGGTATCTTCAGTTAATTTTGACCCGTTGCTGTCACCTTCACCCCATTTTGCGAAATTAGTTATAAAACTGAATAAAGTTTTCATTTTATTTTTCGGAAGTTTTATATTTTCGCGTAAAAAGGCAATGAGCTCTCCACGTAGTTCTTCATTGCGAATAGCCAGATAGTTTTTGATATCTCGCATTTCTTCGGTATCTTCAGTAATGGCAATATCATACGTATCCATTAGTTTATTTAGTTTATCTATCAATGTAGAATCTATATGTTGAGGTCCGTCCTCGATAGTGGAGAGTTCTCCTTTTCCATCTTGTTTAGTTTTCTCATCATTTTTTATGTCTTCTATTTTGCGTCGCAATAACTGAATCACTGAATACCCATAATCTTCATTATTCACATGTATAATATGATTGCGATTTACAAGTTGTAACAAACGCAAAAAGGACTCATTTGTATACTGAATACCATCATCTTTTAATTTCTGTATTTGATATAAAACACTGTCATTTTTTGCGAAACGTTCCGGTTTCTCGACACAAATAGCTTTAATATCTTCGGGTATAGGTACGAGAGAATTGAAATGACAAAACTCTATAAATGCCTTATAAATAGTTTGTTCGCTAAACTCGTCACTGATGGAACCATACAATATCTTCGAGTTCTCACGACAATACAATGTAGGCGCACGTGTAATAATACGTATATCCTGAATAATCTCACTCAAATATTTGGTTATGTTTATGTAAGACAATATTTCACTGTCTTCTTTGATAAAGTACTGAATAACGTTCTCTTGATTATCTGTATTACAACAAGCATTCTCCAAAAAGGGCTCGTTAGAAGCGTTTGATAGTAACCATTTCTTTTTATTAAGTACATTTTGAATCTGTTCTTGAACCCCTAGAGAGAAATATATGATTTTCGCCAAAACGACAGATATCTTATTTTTTTGACCAGTATTACCGGACTTCAGTTGACTTAACAACGAAGTTTTGAAATCTTGTGTAATGTTTTCCAATGTCTTCATTTTCAGTGGAACTAGAGGAGGCAAGAAACCAGTCCATCTACTTAGTTCATACTCTGCCGGTATATCACTTCCCGGATTTAATACAAGATATTCTATTTTTTCCTCAAATCTACGTTTTATGTCCGGTATTTCTAGAAGATAATTGTCAATATGAACCTTGATTTTTTCTTCAATATTTTGCTCTTTTTGTCGCATCAATACATTCCACGGAACAATCGTCTCTTTTCTTATTTTATACGCAATACATGTCAAATATTTTAACCCTGTCAAATCACCGACTCCTTCAAACGGGTAGCCTGTAAATGAACGAACACATCCTGGAAAGGTAGCTCTTGTTTTTATAGACGGAACCGCCGTTTGAATACCAATTAAAAACGTCCCTAATGTCAAGTACAATAATGTGGTATGGTACAGCGTTTCATAAGGAATTACCTTTTTCCCTTGTTTGGATCGTTCCTTGACAACCTCTTTATACTCCTCTTCTAGTGGAAGTATACCACCATGAAGAACATTGACTACATTTTTCACTATGAACTCTACTTGGTCATTCATATTGATACCCATAAATCCAGACAAAGAAGAAATGATGTTATAAATCATCTTATTCTCTGGGGTTGAATATTTTATTGATTTTTCTTTGGAGGAGAGAAGAGCATCGCCCGCATCCTGTTCCAATATATCTCTAGTTTTCTTTTTGAATCCATCTTCATAACCTTCTTCTGTATCAAACTCACGCGATTTAATCACATACCCACTTGATTCATCTACCCAATTGCCTTCATTATCCTCACTAACTGCGCCATTTACACGAATAATTTCCTCTACTTTCGCATCATAATTGTTCGGGTTTTCAATATAAGTAACTGCCAACGTATAAATAAAACTCGGTAACAATTTACTTCCGCTTGTAATACAATATCTCCAGTTGATATCTTCCGAAGTACTCTGATTAAAAGTAGAATTAGATACATTTGCTTCTCTCGTATACTTGATGGCAAACTGAACAATGTCTTGTTGTTTTTTTATGAAATTGCTTTGACCTAGAACGACTTGTCTGATACCAATATAAGGCGAAACCTCATTGTCTACTATTTTATCGCTTGCTAACAATCCTATCTTATATTTCTCATTATTATACTGTTCGTTATTGTTTGTACGCATTTGTTCTAACTTATTAAATACGTCCATTCGATATTGTTGGTTCGTTTCTAGTTCGGAAAGTAACGTATTGCGTGTTATCTCATACTTGTTATCAAACTGTCCTATCATGTCTTTCAATGCGTTTTCTGTTAGCTCTTTTTTATTCATGTCGTAGGACTCGCATATTGTATTATATTTGTTTTCAATCTCAATACAATCCGTTTGTAGGTTACAGAACATGTCTTCATTTGCTATGTTCATATTATTTATATTAGAGTCCTCCTTCCATTTTCCATCAACTCGCTTAAAATAAGTCATCCTTTCTTCATTCGTACTGAATATAATCGCATACTCGTCATCTCTTACAATTTTGTGTTTATTAATCAAACTTGTTGCGATTGACGGCGCTTCCGATAATGGATATTTATATTTCTCGGTAACCTCATTAACTAGCAAATCATAAAAATCGTCTGTATTCATAGTTAATCGTTGGGATTCATATTTATCTAAAATACTATAAGGTGTATTGTCATATTTCTTGTCATAATAAATTATTTTATCATTGTCGTTCAGCATATCTTCTTTATTCTTATATTCCTTAGCAATCACAACGGATTTACATTTATTTTTAGATTCTTCTTCAGACAATTGTTTTTTTGTTAATTTCTGCTCTTCTTCGAGCTTTTTAATCACACTATTCACGCTTTCAGGAATCATCAAATCAACATTTCCACGACTAACGATTGTATCATACAATTCACCATTATCATCGGATAACATTTTCCACAACATTTCTGAGTTTGATATTTTCATTTCATACGGGTTATACTTTTCTTCCATGTCGCGCGCATATTCGTAATTGTCTACAATATCTAATAACTGTTTATGATTCGCTTCTACACCACCCTTAATATTCTTGAATAATTTCATATCACGTGACCGCTCTTTAAATCGAGTATTATACTTAGATATTCTTTCTTGTAGAAAGCGAATGATATCTTTGTATTGCATAAAGGTAATGTCGTCTGTATAGACAAGAAAAGGTTCTAGATGAGCCACTGTATCATACACCGAGAACTTACCTTGAATATATTTTCGCATGAGTCGAAACAGTACTCGAGTTTTTGGAATGATTGTATTCAAATATTCTTTGTATTCATCTGAATTATCTAAAGTCGTCATTGTTTCTTCTTTGTTCAACACGAAACTCTTGACATCCTTACCGAAGTTTTCTTCTACAAAACGAATATCTTGTTCAAAATCATCTATAAATACCTTGTCCACATTCGTTTGCTTATTCAGAAAACGCCAGTATTGTAGAGTATTCATCGTTAAATTACTCTTATCATATATACTTGTTCCTGGTAACTCAACACGGGAGTACCGCATAATAGGTTCAGGCATCATCAGGATGGATTTTAACGATAATTCATCCGGCATTGTAATATTGATTTGGGTTGTATCTTCTCCTTGACCTGGCTGTTTTGTCACTTCCATTCTTTTTACACCCAGATTATATTTTTCAATTAGAAATCGTCTGTTTTTTATTACACCATTTTCTACTACAGACGAATAGAAGTTACCTAAATTATCTATAATCACGTCCAAACTATCTTGAATTGAGATATTACTAATAATATGTTTGGATTGTTCAATATCAATATCATCAAACGGCGTCATGTAAGGATTCAAATCAGATACCAATGAATCGTAACGATTTATTTCATTTGGACCACTATCTGAACGAAAACGTTCGATTATTGTTTTCATTTCACCGAGATTATCTATCATATTCAAGTTGGTGAAATCTTTACCAGATGTATCGTCACCTACAGTAGTCAGATTATACATTTTTTTTATATTTTTAACTACCGGTAATATCCAGTATAATGATTTTTTGAAGTTGATGAGGTTGGACACCAACGGTTTCCACTCCTTCTCCTTGATAATTTTTGAAGTGACGTTTCCATAATCATCGAACTGTGAAAAAGTCTTTCTTAATTGTTGAAATCGTTCAATCAGTGTGTGTATGTTGTTCATGACACCATACGTTCGTTTATTATCTGGTATTTTCGATAACATTTCGTCCAGTAAGTCATTACTTTGACTTTGTATATCATATCGTTTTTTCGATTCATCTACCGCCTTTTCTTCTCGTACCGGTGCGAGTCTTTCTCCAATTATTATTTCATCCGCACTAATAATCATGTCTGTTAATGTATTTTGAATATTCTCTACACTCGGGTCGGGCATCATATCGTATATTTCTTCATCGTAAGAGAAGTCTTGATTCATTTGCTGTTCTGAGTTAGATATGTCTTCTATTTTTTCCCCTTTTTCTCCTTCATCCCCTTCATCCCCTTCATCCCCTTCATCC